CGGGCCTGCTGGGCCTTGGATACCCTGCGGGCCAGCCGTGCCGGCTGGACCTGCCGGACCAGCGGGACCGACTGGTCCTGCTACTGTCGAGGCGGGGCCTTCCGGGCCGGGCGGCCCGATCAAACCTTGCGGACCAGCCACACCTTGCGGGCCGCGCATGTTCGCGCCGGCGCTCGGGCCACTGGCCTGCACCCATTGCTGAGAGTCCGCGTCCTGATAGGAAATCCAGAGGACGCCGCCGTCACTCTCCCACCACATGTCGCCGGACAACGGAGCGTCAGGAGGTTCGGGGGAGACGGTGACCGAAGCCCCGCCGGTGCCGCCACCAGTGCCGCCTCCGCCGAGACCGTTGATCTGCACCCACTGGCCGGACGTGCCATCTTCGTACCACATCCAAAGCACGCCGGTGTCTGACTCATACCAAAGCGCGCCCTGCACAGTGGCCACAGGAATGTAGTCGGAGACGATGACGCCGCCGGCGGGCAGCAGCATCTTCATGCCGCTGCCGTCGATCTCCTTGTCAACACCAATCCAGAGCCGCGGCGGCGTGCTCGCCATTTCGATGGCGAACTCGCCGGGGGCCAGTTCTGCCGGCTTTTGTCCCGGCGAAGCGGTGCGGAGGATTTGAACTTTAGGAAGCGCCATTATTCGCACCCTTCTTGGCCGGTCGCCGCCACGACACGCTCTCTTCTTCTGCGTCGGAGAGTGCCGGTTCGCTATATCCGCCCATTCTCCACTTCTCGCCATCCCACTCGTAGGTGACTTCGCCGTTGATGTATCGCTGGCCGAGAAGCGGGTCGGCTGGGAAATCGAATGCCATGATCAGTACACTCCACAATCGATGACGCCGACTTCGAACGGGCGGATCGGAGTGCCGAGACCGACGATGGTAAGCTTGTCCATCACAGGCATGCCGGCGACCTGCACCCACTGGTTCGTGTTGCCATCATTATAGTTGATGAACATGTTGCCCGTGTCGGATTCCCACCACATCGTGTTGTCGCGCGTGTTGGCCGGCGGCGTGTCACTGATGACAACGCCGGTTAGCCCCGTCACCATCCACTCAGTGAACGCAGCGCACAGATTACCCAGCGAGTTGCAGTCCCACACCCCATGCGGGTCCATGCACGCAGCGAAGTTGAGCAGTTCGGATACGATGGCGTTGACCTGTCGCGCTTCGATCCGCGCATCGCAGTTCGACGGCAACGCTGTAATGTCGCACGACGACGTGTAGGTCGACGGCGGACAACTGGCGTTGTGGATCTCATCGACCGGCAGAAGGCAAGTGCCGTCCGCGTTGCGGTAGACCTTGGCACCCGAACTCTCTAGGTCTGGAAAGATGCTGTAAGCCATCAGGGTTCACCCGCTATCGTGCAAACTCGAAAGATATTATTCGGACAGGACGGCGGAATCATCGAGCGAATGATGCACTCCGCTGCCAGCACGCCGGGCCAAACCTGTTGCGGCAGCCCCGCCGGCGTATCGCAGCCACGATCCCAGTAGGCCGGTATCCGCGGCGGCGGTGCGTTCGCTTCGCAGACATCACCGCTGCCAGTGCCGGGAAGCCAGTCACTGGTCGGCGAAAGCTGCCACTGCATGCCCGTGCACACCGATGCGTAGTCATCGGGGTTGCACTCGTCGCTGTTGGCCGGCGGATAGACCGGCGGCTCCGGCGCTCCGCCCGGTGGATAGATCGGCGTGATCACCGCGCCCAACGGCGCGATGATCCAATTGATGCCGCACAGGTTCTTGATCACGCCCATACTGGCGCGCGTCAGTGCGATGGCAACGCCTCGCTTGACGGCGTTCTCGAGATCGGGCGGAAACTCCGGCGGGCAGTACAGCGGCCCGCACTCGGTCCAGATTTCGTAAGGCGTCAGGCCATCGCCAAGCGTGGCGCTGCGGCAGTGCTGGTTGTAGCAGTCTTCCCACTGTAGCCGCGCCAGCTGGTAATCCAGCGTCGTCACCGCGGTGTACGGATTGCTCTCGCGCCACGCCACCCACAATGCGTCGTGCACCAGATGGCGCAGCTTCAGCACGGTGTAGATCGCGTGCAGTACCAGCGACGGGCAGCGCGGATCGGCCAGCAGCGGGCACTCTTCCGGCTTCTCCGGGTCGCTCTGGAAGTAGCTGATCGCCTCGTTCTTCCAGTAATCCCACAGCGGTCCCGATGGCAGCAGGTTCATGAAGATCACGAACGTGCAGCACAGGTCGCTGCCACACAGCGGCGGCGGGCAGCAGCCCGTCTCCTCTGGCAGGTATACGTCTTGGCATCCGTCAGCCGTCAGCATGGCGGTTTCCGTGCATCAGGTTCGGTGAACCGGATTTCGTTCAAGCACGGGATTACGTCGCACTCCGGCTCGATGTCGCCGCACACCGTGATCCACGCCAGCTTGGTGCCGTTCGCGTCGATGACCCAGCCGCTGCCCATGTTCTCGTAGCCGACGATCTCAAACCGGACCGAGACGTCGATGTCGGTGCCGACGACGTTGGCGACAATCAGTTCGGCCTGCCTGACGCGGAACGGCACCGACGGACAGATGCGCGTAAACAGCAGCGCGACATGCTCCTCGATCTGCTGCTTCTGCGCCGCCGTCGGACAGCCGACGATGTCGATGATCACGTTCACCCACAGCGGTATCGGCTGGATGATCTGACCGCAGACGCCGATCTCGACCTGCCCCAGACCGTAGCCCTGCGGATCGCCGAACAGCCAGTCCGTCATGTCGTCGATCAGGTGCTGCGGCGGAATCCCGCACGGGAATATGCCGTCGAAGAACACATAGAATTGCATCATGTTGCCGCAGTTCTTGCAGCCCCAGTCGCCGCACTCGCCGCCGCAACGGCAGCATGTGCCCTCGCGAACGCAGACCCGTGTGGCGCACGGGAATTCGAGCATCTTCTCCTTGATCCACGCCATGGTCGCCCGCGGCCTGTAGGCCAGACGTTCCATGTATCGCTTGCGAAACTCTTCGCAGGTCTCGGCATCGGAGCCGCTACAGAAGCTGCCGCCGCAGATCGTCACCGTGGGGTCAATGCCGGGTGCCGGCGTCACCAGCGTGCCCGTCGACGACTGACCGTCGGAGTTCATCTCCGCACCGGGCGTCAACGACCGAATGCGAACGACGACCTCGCCATTGGACGGCATCGTCAGCGGCACGGTGCCGACCGACACGAACGTGCCCTTGTCCGTCTGAATTTCGAACGACTGCGGTATCGGCGAGCCGGGCACACCGGTCAGCTTGGCGTAGCCTTCGGCGTGCCGTGCCGGGTACGGAAACACGCCGTGCTGCGCGCCAATCTTGTACAGATTTTCGCAGCACGCTGTTGCGGGGTCGCTCTCGCGCCATAGCTGGTCGGCGATGGCGTAGAACTGCTCAGCGGCGGCGTAGTCGTTCGCAACGACATACCACTCGTTCGATTCAGGGATCACCTTCCCGCCACCGAGAACGGTAGACGAGAACATGTTCTTGAACCGGTCGAACAGTTCCTGCGGGTTGGGTCTGATGATTGTGCAGGTCATGTTTGCTCGCGCCAGACCCAAGTATCCGAAACGAAACTACCGGACAGATTAAGCTTGCTGCTTCCAGTAGTGGTGAAAACGGTGACGACAACGGCCACGCTGTTGTTGCCCCGGTAGGCGGTTTCGACAGTCACATCGGTAGCGATGCCCTGCGCGATCAGCTTGCCCATGTCGGCGCGGACAGCGTTGTTGATCGCCCGGACTGCATCAGCGGTCCTGATGTGCGGCTTCTCCGCCGCGTTCCACATCGTCGAGCCGATGTACAGATCATCATCCCGATAGGACTCCGACCAGTGGCCGTAAACGGCTGCCGGCGCTGGGCACTTCGCATCTGTGCGCGCCCGCGTGTTCAGGATGTTGAGGATCAGCCCTTGCAGCCATCCATTGATCTCGATGCTGCGGTGGTTAAGCTCCTCCGGCAGCACGTTGTCCGGGTGCGCCGGGTCTACGTTTGGGGTGTATGACAGCCCCGGAATGTAGCAATCGACGCCGCACATGTTGAACATGCCGCACGCGCCGGGCTGGGTAGCCCAGAAGACGCGACGGTTGCCGACGTTTTGCGCTATGCAGGGGTCAGTCAGCATCGCCGAAATCCAGTGCGAGTTGGGCTGGCGTACCGCCGCCACCGCTACCGCTGGATTCCTTTTTCTCCTGCTTGTTGCCTTCGAAACCGGGCGGCTTCTCGCTGCCCTGCACGATTTCCGGTGTGATGATCTTCTTGTTGACGACGAGTTCGCCGTCCACGATCAGCTTGCTGACGCGGAAGACACCTTTGTCGCCGTTGATTTCGAACTCACCCTTCTCACCGACACCGAACTTGTTCTTGGTGACGTGGGTCAGCTTGTCGGAGATGTGCACCGACACTTCAGGATCGGTCGGGTGCTGAATGCCACCTTCGTTCTCCGGCCAGCGCCGCTGCTTGTCGTGCGGGATCTGGAGCACGGCGACCTTCAACTGGGTATCGCTCGAGGACGACAGCAGAAACACCTCCGCGTCGTGATCCTTCTTCAACTTGAAATTACCGACCCCCATGGTGAGAACGGTTACCTCTTCGTCGCCGCTGTCGGTGCCCTTGACCTTTATGATCGAGCCGGCGTCGTGGTATTTCAGTTCGCCGTAGATGTGGCGCTCCAGCCCGTCCTGAACGTCTTTTGACCGCGCTTGATATGGCATGAACGTCATGAGGTCTCTCCGAACCACGGGGGAAGGACTAGCGGCGGGCCGTTTCGCATCGCATCTTGCCTTGCTTTTTCTTCATCTGTCATCGGCTGATTCAACCTGTCAGCCAGTGACATAAACGGTAGTTCGCTAAGCTCGGCTGGCGTCCATGGGTCAGGGTACTGCCCCGCCACAATCGGTATGCCGGCCTGACTGCGCCGGGCCATCCCGATGCCCATGTTGAGCGCCGCCAGTCCAAACCCGCCGCCACCTCCGCCCGACCCACCCGAACCGCCCGATGGCGGCGGCGACAGCGTCAGCGTCGTCTTCAGTTCCTTCTCGGCGTTGACGTGGTAGGTCAATTCCGTGCATTCGAACATGTCGAAGATGCCTTCCGGCGGCACCTCGACGTAGTGGCAATTGCCGATGTCCCACGGACCGCCGCTGGACATGACGTGGAACACCTCGATGGTGATCTTCTGGCTGGCGCTGTTGCGCTTGTTCATTTCGAACCGCGCCCGCCGCTCAAGCTCCTTGTCGGTCGCATCGCCGTAGTGCTGGATGATGAGCGGCACCTTGTCCTTGACCTTGCCGTTCTTCACCGTCTTGTGGGTCTTCTCCAGCGACTTCTTGCCCCGGATATCCTTCTTGGTGCGCTGGCCTTTGACCTTCACTTCCGACTTGGCCTTGTCTTCCGACTGCTCCGCCGAAAACGTCAGGATGTTCTGTCCGAGAATGAGCGGTTCGCCGCCACCTTGACCGGCCACGCCGTCACAAACCACCAGCTTGCCTTCGCGGCTCTCGTACATGAAGTAGCAATTCTCGGTCGCGATACGCTGTAGCTCGTCGATCACCATCGCGCCGTCACGGAAGCGAACCTTGTCGAGCTTGATGACCTCGCCCTTCCAGTCCAGCTGGATGTGCCACGGCTCGACCAACTTTTCGCAGACCTCTTTGGTGGTCGGCTGCATCATGTTGGTGGTCGGGTGCTGGTGCGAACTGTCGATCAACCGCTTGGTCTTGCCGCGCGCCGAAAGCTTGACGGTGTATTCGGTCGGCCCGATGTTGACGCTCATCTGCGTCCCACCGGACCCCTTGCCTTCCTTCTGATTCTCCTCGTCGGCACCCTTCTTGCCCTTCTTGGTGCCGCTACCGGATCGCCTGTCGACCGTGCCGCAGAACGCCAACTGGCCGCCGACGTAGACAGTAATCTCAGCCCCGCACTTGGCAGCCGCGATCATCGGACCCGACGACATCGCGCCGGCGAAGATGGTGACACTGAGCGACCCGGTCATCTCGTCCTTGGACCGCTGAAGCGTCATTTCAGTCCAAGTGTCGAGTGCCGATCCGCCAATGCATATGACGACCGGAGCCATCATGTCGGGGAGATACCTGATACGAGCATGCCGAACCGTCCATCGGCGTTGACGACGTTGCGCTCCTCGAGTTCACGATGTCGCTTGGCGTCGTGGTAGATCGTGTAGGCGGCGACCAGCGGATGGACACCGCCGGAGAAATTGACGATGACTTGGCCGGGCAGCCGGTACGACAAGTCGTACATCATCTTGCTGAACTCGATGGCGTAGGTCGTAAGCTCCAGATACAGCGCGTTGTTGCACTCGTTGTACGCGACCGTGGCTTCGTCCTCGAGTACAGCCATCACGGTTTCCCGTGCTTTGAGGCATTCATCTGTGGTCGGGTACTTCCGACCCATCGCCGCTTCGGCCATGCCGACGGCCGCCAAGATGCGGTAGCGGCTGACGACCGCCTCATCGGTTGACTCGGCGTGCCCGCTGGCCGGCCACTTCGTGCCGGCGACCGCGGAATTGGCCATCTTGCGAAACAGCGCGAACCTGCTGTCCGGGCTTTGCACATTCCGCGTCAGGATCGCAAAGCCGTCGAGAAAGGACTCGTCGACGAGTGGGCCAGAGACCGCCAGACCGTTGTCTTCGGCGATGGTGTTCATGTCGACCACTTCGTGCCAGTCAGTGGTCGGCGAATCTTCTGTCAGCGTGTGCGTGACGAGCGTGGCCGTCTTCGCCAGCAAATCCTGCGTCTTGTCGATGACGTCAGCACGCCACGGATACGGCACCAAGATCGGCTGGTAGTCGGCTAGAAAGGTCGCCTGCGACGTCGCAAGCAGTCCAGTGGAGATGATCCCAAAGATCGATCCTGCAATCCCGCTGAAGCCGATGTTCGCCTCAACGAACTCCATCTCAGCAGTCGTTTCGCCCGCTGACTCCTCCAGACTGTCCTTAACCGAAACAGACCGGCACGCGACCATGACGGCCCCGCGCGTAGGATGAACGAGAATGCCCGGCCCGGGAGATTCGCAAGCCAAGAACAGCGCATGGGAATCCCAGACATGGTCATCGGCGCGGAACACGGCGGAGAGCTTGTATATGCGGATCTTGCGGCCAAGATCCGCATATGCCGTGTTTTCGCCGAAGGGAAATTCACCCTCCGCACCTCGTCGGCCGCCTTCGATATCGGCTTCGGTACAATAGAAAGGCACCCCCTTGAACGAGGCGGGTACGACATCCTTGCCGATAGCGCAGGCGGAACGAGACATTAGCCGCGGGCCTTAGCCTTGCGGACAGCCGACTTCTTCACCGGTGCGCTGGCGCGCGCCGAAGCCGACTTCGGGGACTTGGCAGACTTCTTTGCTTTCTTGGCAGCCATGGTAGCTCCTGATTTTAAGGGTTCGAAGCGCCGGTGTTTGGCTTCGATTCGCCCGTATGGTTGACACTGATACTTACTTGAGCGGCCGCTGCGCTGATGGCTTTGGCCGCCGCAGCCCCGATCTGCTCACCTATGCCGGGTGCGCGACCGGAGAGGGCATCCGCTGCGGCCGTTCCGGCGTTACCGATAGCGGTCGCACCGTTGGTGAACACAGTGGAAAACGTGGTGGCAGTCGTACCAAGACCAGATACCGCCGTCGACAATGTTGTGCCGGCGGTCGTTATCGCGGTCGCCGCATTCGTGTACGACGTGCTGGATTCTGTCAGCCCCTTGACCGACAGCGTGATCGAGTCGGCGGTCTTCGCCAACTCTGGGATCAGCTTTTGCAGTGCCGAGACATTCTCCGGTGCCGCGGCCGCCGCCATCGCCGGCGTGATTGCGGTTGCTGGCTGGTTCTTCTTGAGGTCCGCCATCGCCTTGTCGACCGCAGTCTGAATGGCTTTCTGCGTGTCTTCCGCCGCCGGGGCATCCTCGACTTTGGGCGGCGTCGTCAGCGCCGTGATGACCGCAAGGTCATCCTGCAACTTCTTCAGTCGCTCCTTCAGCTTGTCCAGCCCCGGCTGATCGAAGCTGCTGGTGTCACCCATGTCGCTGAGCGCAGCAATTTCCTTCTGCACTCCCGAGATCAGGTTCTCAAGCACGTTGGTCTGCTTGTTAGCCGCGGCCCGGATCATGTCGTCGCGCATCTTGTCAGG